TCTTGTCCTTCCTGTGTTTGTGACATATAGGTCTGTAAAATCTGTTGAACCGGGATGAGTTCTTTTATTGAAACTTCGATACAATTTGAAAATCTTTCGTATAATTTATCGTTTCGTACGTGTTCATTTTGAGATTCATGATAAATAAATGGGTCTCTATATAAATCTTTGGCGGCGTTATTATAACACGTTTGAATAAAAACTTCATTCGTTGGAAGTTTGAGTGATATTTTCTTGTTCGTCTTATTTAATCGAACCGCGGACAAAATTTTAACGCAACTGACAAAAACGGCGGCTAACAAATCGTTAAACCACGCACATCTATTTGTTATATTATCTGAGTGTGTTTTAGACATGGAATCACTCCAATTTGGGACTTCTTTCAAAAGTTTCTGGAACATTATTAAAACCTTACGTCCTTTGGAAAGTTTATACGATTCTTCGTATAAGTTTTCAAACGTTTCTATCATAACCGGACATATAAGCAAACATAATTGACCGACATATTCACGCTTGGCTTCAACTAATATATTTAATGGATCGCTCATATTTGTGATTAGGGCCGGTTTTTTATACTCCTTTATCACGCATTATTTCCCCTGTATTTATTTGCGGCCTTTCTGAGATTTATCAAGGTTGGAAAATCTCCGGTATCGTCTTCGACGGAGTGACTGATATTTTTTGTTTTTTTAACTGGTTTCCATGAAATACATAATTCGTATTGACCTACAGCCTGAACATTAAACCCACCTATTTCAAACTGTCGTATTATATACTGGAACGCCTTTATTCTGTCAAAGTGTGGACACCCCATAACAAAAGCTGGTATTTGACAGAAAAGATACTTATGTCCCAGATCGACCGACTGACGTATCTTTTTTGAAATTTGTTCGTATATTTTGACGTACGTTTCTTTTTTTAGTTTATTCCTTTTTTCAGTTATACGTGTTATTTCATCAATACTGATCATTACATTTATTGAGAACTTTTAAATGTCAATTTTACCGTACAAGGCTTGTGGTTCTGAAATAGCCTTATCTATAAGTTTCGTATTCCTGACCATATCAATTTCACTCTGTCTAACGAGTGAATAGTCTTCAAACTCTTTACCTTCAACATTTGTCTGATAAATACTTGGGTCCACAGGCGAATTAACATCGATTGGTTGTGTTCGGACACTCAAAACAGTAGCGGTACCATCATCCATTCGTATATCGGCGGTCACTGCAAAACCTAACGCAAATCCACTATGTTTAACGGCCATAAACATACATCTATATATTTCCTGTTTAGTCGTTATATTTGTAAACTTTTTAATAGATGTTGTTTCGATGATATAGGTACATAACCCTGTTTTTTTAGATACTTCTTTATTGACCGCAAGTACCAATTTTTGCATGAGGTCATTCGAAAGTTCTATATCTTCGCCTAATTCTTTGTATCCCGATAGGTCTGCTTCTGGTTCATTCAATATAATTGTATCGATGGGTTTAGAAAAACCCGAAAACCCGAACGCTTCGGTAAACATTTCCGTCCTGGACATACTAAAGAGTACAATGAGTATTAACAATAATAACACAAGCTTCATTATTTAATATTAAAATTTATTTTTATTTCAATTACTATTTTAAAAATTTAAAATAATTTATTTTTTAAATTTTTATACAAAGTCCTCGAAGGACTTTGTTATATTTAATAATTTATTTTTATTGTGTTTTTTTTATGAAATAAAATTAAACTATATTTTAACATGTCTCTCTTAATATTCAGTCCCCAGTGTAGTCATAGTTTGGACATAATTGATTATATTAACAAACATGAGCAACTCAAACAAATTGTCCAGTACCATAACATAAACAAGTTGGGTATACCACCACAGTATAAAAATAAAATTACCCGTGTTCCGACCATGCTTACAAAAAACGGTAAACTTCTTGTCGGTAACGAAATACGAAATTGGCTCGAATCATTATTACCAGTACAAGATTTGGAGATGTGTGGGTTCGGTGGATGTTCTATGACGACACTAGAAGGCGAAGGTTTAGGCGACATTTTTGGCTTGGATGATTACGGTAGATCTTTACAACCACCAATGACAAAAGAACTCGAAGAAAGAATTAACCAAAGTGTATCGGATGCATATAATAAGAATATAAAGAAATAATTCAATTAAAAATCAGATATGAAATTGGCTACAATTCAGGCGTCTGCCATAAAATCAACTTTTGAAGTACTCAAAGATATACTCAACGATGTAAACATATACTTTAAACCCGATGGTATGTATATAGTAACACTCGATACGGCGAGAACATCACTCGTCGATATGTTTTTATCGGCCGATAATTTTGAAGAATACGAGTGTGAACACGATATAATAGCCGGTATAAATGTTTCAAATACATTTAAACTTCTTAAGTCTATAACAAACAACGATGTTTTGGTCATCAATATAAATTCAAAGGAATATATGAATATAGAAATTCATAGTGAAGCAAAAAAGACCAGTACGAAATTTGCTTTGAAACTACTCGATATTAATGAAAACCAAATTGAAGTTCCAAACGTAAACATGACGACAATAACGCCGATGGCATCTTCGGATTTTCAAAGGATATGTAGAGACATGTATAATATTGGGACTAATATAGAAATAACACGCGAGGGTACGAATCTCAAACTTTTATGTAACGGAGATTTCGCAAATCAGGAAACGGATATTCAATGTACCGAAGAGAGTGATAAGATTTCAGGTGTGTATTCACTCCGGTACATGAACATATTTACAAAGGCGACGAGTATGTGTTCGACAGTTCAAATTATGCAAGAAGAACAGAATAGATTTTTGATTTTAAAATATAACGTCGCAAATTTAGGCGACCTAAAATTTTACTTGGCAACTAAGGTACCCGAAGATCTGTAAGGTATCCGTCTACTGTACTTACAGTTTTAATCATACCAAGTGCATTTTTTATTTTTATTTTAGGGTATTCATTACCCAGTGTTTCAATATCATAATATAGCATGTCACTTATTTTAACATGTTGATTATAAAAATCACATCTTGGACCCGCGTACCTTCGTATTTTATTAAGAAGGTCTTTCACTGGTTTATCATCCGAATCGAGCAATTGTGCCGACACGATTGGTATGTTAAACACAACACCACTTTTACGTTCCGGTGGCCATTTATGGTTCATATCGTACGTTAAATATTTATACATGATATCATTGTACCAATATTTAATACGAACCGTTGTTTTTGTAACATTATTTGGAATGTCTGTATTTTTATAATTAATCGTGTTTAAATCTTTATAAAATTCTTCGGTTTCACCATCCCATTCTTCGTGTTCACTTTCCCAGAAATCATCGAGTTCATATGGTGTTTTGGTAATATCCAAATAATATTCCATCGATACATCTATAATTTTATAATCGGGTTTTGCGTTGATTGATTTTAAAGTTTGGTGTATCCATACTATAACACTGGTTAAAAGATTACGTATCATTTTATATAATTATTATGGAAGGTAATTTTTTAAGTAGATTTAATAATAAAATAGAGGTTTGGAAGACGTATATACAAGAAGATCCAAAAAATAAAAATAAATATGAATCCGAAATGTCCGATTATATAATCAAGTGTATGCCTTATATGAAGCAGTACACAGATGAACTCGAAGAAGAAGTGAGTACCGATAATGTTTTTAATTGTAAAGAGACATCGGGATTACAGAGAAAAGATATATTTAACGATTACCTCATAGATGTAGAAAAGATGAATAATATAGAAAGACATGTAGAGAAGAAGAAAGAGAACTGTCGGACATGTCCAAGTAGTAACGTGTTTCATTTTCATGATACGAGCGACCTTGTTTGTGATGGATGTGGACGAATCATAGCAACACTTATAAGTGAAGAATTGACATACCGAGAAGAACAGGAAACGTCTGAGAAAATAGTAAACTATTCGTATAAACGCGAAAATCATTTCAATGAATGGTTATCACAGTTCCAGGCACAAGAAACCACGACTATACCACCCGAAGTTATAGACCAATTACGAAACGAACTGAAAAAAATGAAGATAAAAGCGTTATCGGAAATTACACACGCGCGTGTCCGAACACTCCTGAAGAAACTCAAACTTAATAAATATTATGAACACGTCCCGTACATAGCAAATATTATGAGTGGTATAAAACCACCTTCAATGCCACAGGAGCTCGAGGAACGTCTGCGTATAATGTTCAAGGATATACAGAAACCATTCGACGATAATTGTCCGACCGAACGTAAAAACTTTTTGAGTTACTCCTACGTACTATATAAGTTTTGTGAACTTTTGAGTGAAGATTCATACCTTAAATATTTTCCTCTTTTGAAATCCAAGGAAAAGTTGTATCAACAAGACGTTATATGGAAAAAGATATGCAGTGTTCTTAACTGGGAATACATACCAACAATTTAAAATATTGGTATATATCAAATGAAATTTCCAGTGCGTAATAATAAATCAAAACAGTTACAGAAAGAAACCAATAACAAATACCCAAATTCACCGAATTCACCGAATTCACCGAAACCAAAAACGCCAAAGTCTAAATCGGCCCGTAAAAATCCATTAAGACAGGGTGTTCAATATAACAGTATGAGCAACATGCTCAAAAACTTTGCCGTTAAAAAACGTGATGAAAAAAATACGTTTATGAACATAAATGATCGTATCCAAGGGTGTGCGTGTAATAAATAATTAAAGAAACGCACTTTACATTAGATAATGAACGATCCGTATTATAATTTCTGTCTCCAAGAAATCAAATTTCATACCGATAAGATAAACGAAATTATAAGTGAAGGACTTAAAGACCCCAAGTCATATTACCAACAGTCAAAGAGTGATTGGAAAAAGATATACCAGATGATACCAATTATGTATTATTTAAACCAACATACCGAATCTCAAGAGAAGAGTCCTGCGTCGGAGGAAAATTTATCAGGTACGCCTCAGTAAGACCCGTCAATTTAAGATAGTTCTGGGTCTGTGTGACCATGACGTCGTTTACGGTCTTTATAGATTTGAGTTCGATAACCGTTTTATTATTCAAAATTAAATCTGCACGAAGATTCCCTATAATATGCCCCTCAAATACTATAGGAACTATTCTTTCGGATTCATACGCCACCCCATTTTTTCGTAAGATAACTTCCATCGCATTGTGATATACACGCTCACTATACCCGGGACCAAGTACTTTGTATACGTATTCGGCATATTCTTGTATCATTACTCATATAAAACGTAAATTCCTTATATAACTTAAACATAATAATCGAACTGTATATATGACGACAACACCATACGTAAATAGTAGTATTCGTTCGACTATACCGAATACACGAGAAAGCATTCGACAAATATTAATTAAGGTTTTATATGATCACGGACGTGTTGAGAGTATCGAGGCCTATGCGTCGCCCATTTTTTCGTATAATTATAACGCAAAATACGAAAACCGAAACGATATTTTACCTAAACCCATAGATGGTCATATAAGACCCATATCAATGTTTAATTATAATGATGGATTTTGGAATTCGTCCGAAAACGTACATATCGATAGAGACCATATTTATTGTAATGATTGCGTTTGGTCGCCGATATGTTATTATCCGACGTTAAGAGACTTTTTAACACATATACGTGAAATATATAATTATGACGGTGAAATTACGGGAACAGATTGGTTGTGTCGTCCCGCACTTACACGCGAACCGGTATACGATAGAGAAATAACGTTAAAAAGCGTTTCAAGTATAGTTATGGAGCTGATTGATAAAAATTCGGCGAATTTACCCGAAGGTGATTATTTGAAAATATGTGATGGGCTTAAAAGAATTAGAAATTTGTAATGGAATGTACTGTTTTACTAAACGTCGGTTATCAAAAATTGACGAATCTATACCCATATTTAGTCTTAATGGATACGAGGGGTACGCCAAAGTTACAGACGTATATGATGGAGATACGTTTAAGGCCTGTATCATACTCCATAACCGCGTTTTAAAATTTATTTTTCGTACCATCGGGTACGATTCACCCGAAATGAAACCATTGAAAGATATACCAAATAGAGAAAATCATATTGCCATGGCAAAACGTGCTCGCGAAGCATTTATAGGATTCTTGGGATATGATGAACGTGATACACGCCTTCCGTGGAATCCGTTGATGTGTAGGACATTCGTAAACGGGTGGGTATGGATTTCGTGTTTAAAAGACGATAAATATGGGAGAACACTTGTCGATGTGTTTAAAAATAAGAGTGATGCGATTTCCATCAACCAAAAAATGATAGATACGGGATTAGTCAACGTGTACGATGGTAAAACTAAAAAGATTTTTGATTTGTAATTAAAGAAAAAACTACATAACTATACATAACAATGACTACCTACGACCAAAAACCGTGTAATTTCAAATTCAAGATTGCTGCAATTGAAAAAATCGTCGATGGTGATACTATTGACGCACTCATCGATCTCGGTTTTGATGTCATGTCGCGCCAACGTGTTAGATTACTCGGTATTGATACACCAGAATCACGAACATCTGATGAAGTTGAAAAGGTGTACGGTAATCTCTCAAAAAAGAAATTGGCGTATTGGTGTACTAAAGCGGTCGCATCTGAAAAGGATGATATTGAAATCGAATTAAGATGTCCGGAAATGGATAGTCGTGGTAAATTTGGACGCGTCCTTGGTGAAATTTGGGTTTCTGATGCTGGAAACTGGACGAACGTCAATCAATGGATGTGTGAAAATGGTCACGCAGTTCCATATACTGGTCAGAATAAGAATGACGTCCAGGAACTACATATGGCAAATCGCCGTATGTTAGCCGAACGCGGTGAACAGGAACTACTTCAATAAGTGTATTTACGTACCCATAAATTACATATCCATTTTTCACCTGAAGTAACTGGTGTACCACCGTGTAATGCGCTTTTAGTAATACATTCGTAATTATTCAATGTATCGAAAAATAGTGCGTTACCCTTTTTTAGTTTATATGTTTTGTTTATATTTGGAAACTCGGTTTCACCACCTTCATAATCATCATTCAAGGCGATTATGAATGTGTACATACGACGATTTGCATCTTCGGCGAATGTATCCTGATGAGGTTTATAAAACCCACCCGGTTTATATTTAAGGACCTGTAAATCCTCACAATTACTTAAAGGACGATCGGTCATAGAAATACATGTACGTATAAGCTTATCGACGACGGGGTCTTCTGACGCCTTTATCCACGCGGTTTCACTTTTACGTATACTTTCGTCTAC